CAAAGAATTGTAGCATCTGTACTCGCATCTACAGCATCTTGAATAGTTATACCAGCTCCATTAGCGTTAGAAGATGTATCACCTGCACCGTAGTTCAGTGTAATGTTTTTATCTTCTACATCAAGTGTTGCAGTGTTTAAAGTTACAGTTGTACCTTCTACAGTTAAATTACCTGTAACAACTGCATTACCTGCAATGTTTGTATTACCGCTTAAGTAAAGGTCTTTAAACTTTAAAGCACTTGTACCTAAGTCCACATCGTTATTAGTGGTAGGTACTATAGCTCCATCAGCTATGTAAAGTTGTTGTGTTGAAGTTCCTGATACATCTATATAGAATTCTATATGGTCGTTAGTTGTATCTACTAAAATTTTGTTAAGTGGTGTAGCTAATCCAGCATCACCAAGTACACTTAGTACTGGTCCTTCACCTACAGTACCATCGTGTTTATGTCCAAGAGCATTATCAAAAGCATCTACTAACTGATTATATTCGTTATTAAATAATGCAGCAGTTATTAAATCGCCATCTGAAAATGTACTTTGTCTAGTATAACTTGCCATGTATTATCTCCTGCCTGAAGGTATAAAGTCTATGTAAAAACCATTTACTATATATGGTGCTACTTTATTGTTTGTTGAAATTCTAAAAGAGTTACTGTGTCCACTACCCTGTAATGCTACTCTAACCAATGGTTGTTCTCCAGCTCCAAAAAGTGAAGAACCAAATGTAGCTCCACCGAATAAAGAAGGAGCATCTACAGTAAACGTATAGTCTTCTGGTTGTGGTAAATCTGTACTATCGTAATCGTATCTAACTCTTAATGTAGGAGTTACGTCTCCTTCTGGAGCTATTGACATTTTAATATAGTGCAAAGTTTTTAAAGTTCCTAAGTCTCCGTAATCATAGTCTGGAGTTTGATATATTGCATCTATGTTACCACCGTCAAAGTTATTACCTATATCATGAGTATAGACATAGCCATTACTATCTCCGTGATAATAAACTTCTATTCCACTTTCATCGAAGTTAGAGTTTATTGCTGTAACTTCTAATCCTTTTGTTTCTGACCATTCAAATCCGTTTGGTCTAAGTGTTCCTATGATTCCTTTTTGTGAAGCATTAGGCTGACCTGTATTAGTATAGAATAATCTGTATTGTGACTTTTCTCTAATAACTAAACTACTAATTGTAAAGTTATCAATGTTTCTTGCTAAACTAACTATTACAGGCTGTATAGCTTTTGAAACTGTTCCTAACTCTACGTCACCAATTCTTGCTGTACCAGCTACTGTTCTTATTCCATCCGGTGCTAAGAACATCAAGTCACCACCAATCTCTTGAATACTGTAGCCACTTAAACAACCTACGTTTTCTGCGACAGGAACGATTGCTATGTTATTAGAATCATTTATATTTATAAGTTTATGAATACTATTCTCACAGAATATAAATAAGTCTTCACGGAAACCTTTAATACCTACTATTTGGTCTGATATAGCAATTTTTTGTGTATTATTAAAAGATGAAAAAGTATTTTTTGTACTATAGTATAAAGTATTTAAGTTATCTTCAACTCCTGCTGCAATTAAGTGATGGTCATGTACTGTAACATATTTAACAGATTTTGTTGTATCTACTTGAACTTCACTAGTAAAAAAAGTTCTAGTGTTTAAATTACCAGTACCTTCCATTCTAAAACTAAAAACAACATTAGCTCCATCAGCTATGTTTAACTCACCATAATCAAATGTAGCACCTTCAAACAATGCAAAAGAACATTGTCCTTGATTAGTTCTAGCTGTTACAGCTTTACCTGTAAAGGTTGTGTGGTCATCTCCTGAATTAGCAGATAATTTATTTATCTGTAACCAGTTAGCTCCATCGTTACTAAAGTATATGTCATCACTTACACAAACAACTACACCATCTGCATAAGGAAAAACTCCTAAGATAGTATCTGTTGCTCCTGAAGGTTGTGAAGCTGTGACACCATCAATTTTATATTTTGTATAACCATTGATACGTCTGTAGCCACCTTCTGTAGCTACTTCAAAGTTTTGTAATGTCTTTGCTAATCCCGGAGTTTTAAGTAAGTCAATAGAGTTTACTGACTTTACCAAACCTCCGTTACAGGCAACGGTATAAGGTTGTGAACTTGGCATATTTTAAAAGTAGGTTCTGTCGTCTGTCATATAATTAGGAGCTGGATTCATGAGGTTAGACTTCATGTATTTCATTCCCTTTTTAAAGTCTTCTAAAGCAAATGCTGCTTGTTGTGGACTTTCTTTAAACTGCCATACATAGTATCTTGCTTTAGCAGTTATAATGTTAGCATATTGGTCTGGTAATGCTATCGTGTCACCATGTGCTACAAGCTCTACAGGCTTTGTAAAAGCATAAAAGTGTACGTTATAAACTTTGTCAGGTATTGGACTTAATCCAAACTTCCTGTTGTCTGGAGATTTAATTACGAATTTAGGCTCTCCGTATGCCTGTGTATTTGCATCGTCTGCATTTTCACTGTCTCTATAATATCTTTTCCAATCTGTATGTGAAATAAATTTTAAACCTTTAGAGACGTGAGGAGCTGTTTCTCCACTTACGTTAATTGTTGTAGCGTAGAAATCATCCCAGTCTACAGAAGCATAGTCTGTAGTAATACTAGAACTATCAGCTTTTAGTAAGTACCATCGTTGTCCTGCTACACTAGGGACTGTTACGTTACCATAAAAAGGGTCAGTAGCTCCACTGACTCCTGCTGAAAAAAAAGGTAGTTGTGGTTCTTCGTTGGCTATATCAAACAAAGATTTATTAATTGAATCTTTTACAAACTTTTGAATACCTGTAGCAGCTCCAAAGTTTGAAGACGTTAATGGAACTTCATTGAGTTCTCTTAGTACTTCGTTAGTTATGTCAAGATATGTTGTAGCCATTATTTAGTACCTTTAGCTTTTAACTTTGCTTTTTTACTTAAATCTTTAAAATGAAAAAGTTTTACACTGGTCTTACCGTGTGTCTTGCCAGAATGTAAATCTCCGTTAGGCATTTTATGAGAACCGCCTTTATGTAATGTACCGTCTCTTTTATAGTGTTTTACGCCTTTCATTTTATTACCTTAAAAATAGTGGAGGAATCCGAAGACTCCTCCGAGTTTTGACAATTAGTCAATTTTGTAGAAAGCTGATACCAAAGCTTCATCTCTAAGAACTTTACATCCATAGACATGTAAGCCTCTAACAATATCACCAAACGATGTTGGGTCTCTCAACACTTCTGTTGAAAGGATAGTGTTAGCAGTAGCAGTAGAACTCATATGACCAGCCAAACATTTACCGGTAGCATTATCTGTACCTGCAATATTGTTTGATTTGTACATATCAAATCCTCTTAGTTTTCCACTTGAAACTAAACCGTTTCTGATTGAACCTTGACCAGCGTTAAAGTCAACAGAAAGAAGTTTAGACCCAGACTGTCCTAATTGCTCGTAGAAGTCAGGACCAGCAACGAACCATCTACCTTCTTCAGGTACACTTTGTTCGTCTAATAGTCTTGCCATTCTAGCCATTAAGTCTAGAGGGTCTGTTTCACCAGTTTGACCTAAGTCTACAGAACCAGTTCCATCAAATACACCAGCACCTAATGCTGTAGCATTGTCTGCACCTAAGATGTGATTAGGTGTAGCTGCGGAACAACCTAAGAACATTTTTTCTATAACAGCAGCATCGTATGCATCTTTAAGAGCATATGCAGCTGAGCTAGAAGCAATTTCTTTGAAGTTCACATGTGACATGTTGCTTTCGATATCATCTACGATGAATTTAAAAGCTTTAGCACTGTCAACAACCAAAGATATTTCTTTGTCGGTTAGTAGGGTCGCAGTTGTATCTGCATTTCTTGTGTAATCAGACACAGAAATTACAGGTTCTTTTATTATTTTTACAGAGTCTCCGTAAGCAGATATTTCACCAGCATAGTCGGTGTTAGTAATAGCTTCTACCACTGAGGCTTTTCTAAAGAAGTTTAAAACCTTTTTAGAGTAAACCGATGGTAAAAAGAAACTATTAGTCTGTCCGGCTGTACCTGCGTCAAAGTTACTCGTTGCTGACCCGTCAGAGCCAGTTTGAAAAAATTGAGCCATTTTATTTTCCTTTTAGTTAATTATAGTTTATTTTGTGATTCTGCCTTCTTGCATTGCATCTGATATCTCTTTTTCAAATCTATCAAATTCAGCAACACTCATTGCAGCAATCTCTTTTTCTGACCATACTTTCTGTTGCGTAGGTTCTATACTTTTTGTTTTAGTAGAAACCATATCAGCAGCAGATTTTCTAGTCGGTTTAGAAGATGACTTAGCCTTTGGAGCATCAATACCAAAATCTTTTTTAAATAAATCTAAAGCACGGGAAGCTAGGTCAGCATCGTCAGCGTTTTTGTATATCCAATCTTGAATAGACTTTGGCTGCTCTTTTGCCCAACCATGAAAGTCATCACTGTTTTTAATATCTTCAAAATCAGGATGTCTTTCCATTAACCTTTTCTCTGCACTTTGTCGTACTAATTGATTCTCACGTTCTTGGAGTTTGCTAAGGCGTTCTTCTAGAACTTTTGCTTTAGTCTCCGATTGCATATGAGCAACAGTTTCTACAACTTCGTAAACATCAGGATAGTTATTTTTAAACTCTTCAAGTTCTTCAGGAGATTTAGGAGCTTTGTATTCGGTTCTATTACTAGTAGCCTCTTCAATTAACTCTTGTTCTCTGCTTTTAAACTCGTTAAGTTTACTATCATAATGTTTTTTCAAATCATCGTATCTTTTTTTATAGTCTGGTTTTTTATAAGGAGTATCCTTTTTAGTTTCCAGTTCTTGAGCATTAACACTTCCTTCAGCTTCCACTTCAGTTATGTCGTTACTCTTAAAGAGCTTATTCTGTGGCTCTTCAAAATACATACTTTCTGATGAGATAAAAGGTTTATCTTCTCCACCATGCCAATCTTTCTTTGCGTTATAAGGATTTGGCGTTTCCTCTTTTTGGACTGTATTAGTCATTTTCTTTTCTCCTACTCAGGGCTTGTTTCACAAGGTAGCTCTATGTCGACTAGAGGGCTTGTTTGTAAAGGTAGCCTTTCGGTTATTAAAATGATAAAGG